CTGTGCTAAACTAAAATTTATATGTCCTCTATGTGTAGCTCCAAATACTGCAGCTCTTGCGAAGGCTTCTTGTGGGCTCTGTTCGTTTTCCCAATAGTACCTGTCTTGTAGAGTATCAATGCTAAACTTATCTAGTTTCTTATCTTTACTGTAATCTATTTGTATTCCTAAGTATTCTTTAATCATCTTTTGTATCATCCTGATTTAAGTATAAAGCGATTAAAGTATAATGAATAATTTTAAGTAGGTCTGAATCAGACTTACCATTCTTCTTACCATACCTCATAGCATACTTCATGATGTTACCTATACAGAAACCTTCACCATGTCCTGCATCAATAATCATATCGGTTGCTTGATACTTAGAGTGAGCATAGTGTTGTGTGTAGGTACTATCAATGTACTGTTGTACTCCTCTTAAATTTATATTCTCATCAAATTTATATTCCATCTTATCTCCTTAATGTATAACAGCATTTACTGGTACACCATTTAATCTTTCATCAATTTTAATATTAAGTAATTCTTCTAGTTTTAATAATACTTCTAACTCTATATCATCAGCAGTACTTCCTTGAAAGATTGAACCACCTACTATAAATAATAAGTCTTCTAATTTTAAATCATCTAGGTTAACTTCAGCCATGACTTCCAGTTAATTCATCTAAACTTATGTTTATATTTTTCTTTAATTTTTTCTCAACCCATTTATGATTCATGAATGAATGATGTATTGTATAACCTTTGTAATAATATTCTTGATCGGGTAGAGCTTTGTCTAAACTTTGAGGTGTTACTTTATCAGCATCCTCTGTCAATAAACTATTGATCCATTGTACCTGAAGTTTCTCTGCTTGTCTACGTATTAATTTACTTTTCTTGCCATTCATTGGTGATCTCCTGTACTCGTGGTTGAGTAACTACATCTGTGAAAAACACAGGACCTCTTGCGTAATCAAAGATACGCAATCCTTGTCCGTTATTAGATTCCGAATGACATTCTATTTTGTGGGGACACCATGTACATTCTTTTGGAAGTTTGAAATTCCCCTGAGTGCCGTCTGCTATCGGTTGATAACATAACTCAGGGGGTTCAGGCTTTTTTAAAGTTGCCTTCAACCTTTTAATTTTAGACTTTATATCAGGTTTGTCAAGCTCATCAGGTCTAAAAAACCAAAGTTCTCCTGTTTCTTTATTGATAGCTAGAAAACCTCCTTGATCTGTGCCTTCTGCTTCTTCATATCCTGCAAGTTGTGCCATGTATCCAAAGCTGTCGTTGTCAGGTAGAGTACCATTCTTAAATTTATTAAAGGCAAAGCCTGATGTAGATTTAATATCTACTACCTCTCCATCTATTTTACAATCCATGTGTCCTTTGATACCACCGACATTAACTTCTTTCTGTTGATCCGTAATCTTATGTCCAGATAATTTTATAAAAAATACTACAAGAGCTTCTAATAAATGTCCATATAAAAATTTAATAAGCAAGGTAGATTGAAAATCTTTTGCTTTAATTTTAGAGTGTTTGTTATACCATAGCTGACGAGCAGGCTTACCTATGTTAGACATACGCAAATCATCTTTAGTCTTGGGTTGTTTCTTTGCCCAACCTCGTAGGGCTTCTTTCATATCTTCGCCAAACTCTTCTACCATTTGGTCAGACAATTCTAAACCATTACCTTTTGTTAAAGGAACAAGAGCTTTGTATATATCAGGTACTATGTTTTCTAATTTCTTTTTCATTATTATTTTTTATTCCTTTTTCGTTGTATAAATGTTTGTAAAAGTTACCGACTGTTAAAATTTGTTCCGGTGTTGCTTGATTCTTAATAGAGTTAGCCATAAGCGAAACAATAATAATATTATCTTTTACATATCCTTTTTCAGGTACTATTCTATCTAAAGATGGAGAATTTTGCCAGTTGTTTTTACTTTTACCTTTACCCCATTCTTGTCCTTGTTTATTTAATTCAAACTTAATTCCTAAGATAGGGCACTCTTCTGTTATTATCTCTCGTAAATCATGAATGCTTAGACTATAAGGAATATTGTTTTTCTTAGCTCGATATCTAGCTGATTCTTGCATATCTCTAAGATGTTGACTATCTCCCACTTGTTTTACTTTTCTTCTAATGCTTTCCCGTTTTCTAGAATAAGCTTGAAAACAAGAATTACAAATACGTTTTCCTAATTCCATATTACTAGAATAACAATTACCTTTAGGATTAGTTACCCCACTACCTTTAACTAAAACAACATCACAAACTCTACATGTTTTAATGGGTTTCACTCCAATCACCTCCTATTTTATATTCCCCTGTTAAAGGGCAACGCATGTTATAATATTCACCTGCTTTTTCTAAGCAGCCTACAGCCAATGCTCCTACATGATCTGCTATATCTTCTCTAACTTCCATCTGCCATTCATCGTGGATGTTAGCTACAAACTTAGCATCAAATGTATTTAGTTTAATAAGAGAGTCTAACATAGCTAGTGCTCTCTTCATAACTATTGCACCACCACCCTGTAATAAACTATTCAAAGCCGCATGTTCGTTTCTAATAAATATCTTACGACCATCTATTCCTTTGAGGTATCCTCGCTTTGCTGCTCTAGATACTCTGTCTCTAAGAGTTCTAAGTGATGGGTTATTAGAGAGGAAGCGTTCTTTAAGTTCTGCTCCACGCTTTTTACCTCCTCCAACCACACTCCCAATTTTTGCATCTCCTGCCCCATAGATAAAGGCATAAATGAAAGTCTTACTCTGATCTCTTGATTCAAGTCCTGCAGCTCTTTGATTAGCTGTGTGTATGTCTCCTGTTGTAACTTCATTTGTGTAATCCTCATCGTCCATATAGTGTGCAAGCATTCGTAGTTCAAGACCACTAGCATCTACACCTAATAATTTATAACCATCTTTAACTGTCCAACAAGCTCTACACTCAAGCCCATATTCACTAGCTAAACTAGGAACTTGAGCTACGTTAGGAGACCTGTGAGACATTCTACCTGTGATAGTACCATTAGGTACTACAAAACCATGCACTCTATTATCCTCAGCTACTGCTAGTATCCATGAATCTATTTGTGCAATTCTTTTTTGTAATAAAAGAAACTCTGCTATTAGTCTAGCCTCAGGGATCTTTTTTACTTTAGCTAATGAAGATTCATTAACAATAGGCTGACCTGTAGGTGTAAACTTATTAGGTTTCCAACCAAAGTCTTTTAAGTATTCACCAATTTGTTTACGACTACCTAGATTAAAAGGTTGTAGCTTCTGTCTCATAAAAGGTTTCAAGTCAGCAGTTGATAATACTTTGTCATATTCTTCAGCAGTTAAGCCTGACTTAGATAGTGTACCATTCTTCTTAAGTTTAGGTGTTACTAATTTTATATCAACCATCTTAGGTTTAAATACTTTCTGTACTTCTTTCTCAACTTGAAACATTCTTTCCTTTAGTCTTGCAACTAAAAGCATAGCCTGCTCTTGTTTAAATTCAAAGCCTGTATCTTCCTGTTCTTTTAAAATTAAAGCAACAGAATGTTCTAGGTTGATTGACTCTTCTGAAAAATCTTTACCATCTTCAAGTAATTTTTTATAAACTCTTTCGTTTAGTATAACATCTTGCTGACAATACTTCAACATATCATTACTATAACTATCCCAATCTTCAGGTTGTTCAGCCTTAGGCATACCTACTACGTATCCCCACGTTTTTAAACTGTGACCATTCTCTCGTATAGGATTAAAAAGTCTAGACATAACTAAAGTATCTTTGATAACTTTCTTATTTAAATTTACACCATGTAATTTTTCAATAACAGGTATATCAAAACCTAAAATGTTATGACCAATAAGAACATCTGCTTCTGCAAGATACTCTATACCTTCTTTTATTCTAGTAGGACCGAATGAAACTACTGGTTCACCTAAAGGTTTAGCTACAATACACCAAATAGTATCAGGCTTTAAACCATTGGCTTCAATATCAAATACAATTTCTTTCATGTTGCCTCCTAAAATGGTAGATCATCTAAAGTTTCCTCATCTGTGATTTCACTCATACGACCTGTATTTGTGTTGTATAATAGACTACAGGCTTTACCTGTGTCTCCCGTGTATCTAGATTTAAGAACTCTAACTGTTGTGGTGTTAGCTTCTTGTTCATCTTCTGCTTGTTGATTTCTTTCTAAAGCTATGACACAATCTGATAGTTGTGATATACCTTGTGAACCTCTAAGATGAGACAAGGAAACTTCAATACCCTGCTCGTGTCCTCTTTCTCCTGCTGCTCTTCTAAGATGTGTTACTAAAAACATACCAACACCTGTCTCTTCAACAAGAGAACGTAAACGATTCATAAGATTATCAATTCCTCTGCGTTCATCAAATTCAGTAAGCTGATTCACTAGCATATGTAAGTGATCAACGATTACCCAATCACATTCACAACCAACGATCATATATCTAAGCTTAGAAAATATTTCATCTATATCAGTAGCTCCTAAATGAGCATGAATAAATACTTTATCTTTCTGAATAACCCTATCAAACAACTCGGTAAGCTGTTCGTCTGTGTAATTCTTTCTCTTCTCTTCAAGATACAAACGATCATTAGCTTCTATAGATACAAGACCATCAGCAGTTCTAAGCCAGTTCTCTTCAAGAGCTATGATACCTACATTATCTTCTGTGTTCTTAATAAGATAATGAGTAAGCTCTCTTGTAACACTAGACTTACCTAAGCCTGTACCACCTGTAAGTGTAACCAACTCATTTTTTCGCATACCATAAAGCTTTTTGTTTAAGCCTTCCCAAGGATATGCAATACTTTCTTTAGTCTCTCTCTCCAACCATTTATCTTTGGCACTAGAAAGTTCCATGATACCTGATGGTGTATAAGTCTTAGCTTCCCACCAAGCTTTTGTAAACTGTGCGTACTGTCCTTGTTCAAGCATAGCATTAGCATCTTTAAAACCTTGAGGTAAAGAAACGATCTTAGCCTTTCCCGGTTTTATAATACGAGCAACTTTTCTAGCTGCTTCTCTACCATGTTTGTCGTTGTCAAAACAAATGATAACATTGTCGAATGATTCAACAAACTCTATGCTGTCTCTAATATCTCTGACTGCACCTTGAGCACCACGTTTAATAGAAAC